AGAACTTATATTCATCTACTTCCTCCTTATCGTTTGGGTTAAATGTTGTCTTTATATCTTGAGGATAATTAGTAACATCATTTTTAGTTAAAATATATTCATTTTTACCACTTTGTCTCATTTCTTGTTGTTTTTGGTTAAAGAAATCATTTGGTTTCTGATTAAATGGATATGAATCCAAAGAACGCATTTCCAATTTTTCTTGTGGTGTTTCTGGTTTCATTTCTTTTACCTCTTGTCCTAGCTGATCAATTTTAGCCACAATATTGTCCATAGCAGATAATTTTTGTTCCAAATCATTTAATTTATTAAATAAATCATCCATTTTGGTAACGGCAGCATCTTGATTATTTTTGTGATTATCTAAATCATTTTTGATTGATTTAGTTATATCCACTAATTCTGTTACATCAATATCTTGTGTATCATCTTCAGCTGGTGGTTTTGGGCCTTCAGTTGCCTCTGGTGCTGTTGTATCTGCTGGTGGTGGTGTTGCTCCAGCATCTGCTGGTGGTGCGTCAGGAATTGCTCCTGGATCGGCTGAAGGTGCGGTTGGATCAACTGGAGGAGCTGGTGCTTCTTGCTCCATGATCATCTTCTTACCGTATTTGTTAATAGATCTAAATCTATTAAGTTCTTCTTGTAATTTTTGTTCTAACATAGCTTAATCTTGTAATAATTGTCTTCCGTCGTTTGTAACGTATCTTTTATTTATTCTTTCTACAATGCCGTCTTTTTCTCTGATTGTATAACATTCACCAGTTACTAAATCACATTCTTCTCTTTCCATACCGTCATTTGACGTCTTTTTTACCTGTTTAGGGTTTAAAAAATTATCTACGGTATTTTTCAATTTATTGTTTTCCATAAAGGTTTTTTATATAAATATCACGAATTATTATAATAGAAGAAAATATACCGCATCGCCATCTTTTAATTTTAATGCGTTCATTAATCCTTTAGATAAACCAATACCATATGGTATGGTGTTTTTTGGTCCACGATGGATTGCACCTTCCAATAAATCTGGTGTAATAATACCTCCCAATAATGGTACAGGTGGCATAGTCTTAAAATTTGGAACAATGTCTTTACCATAAACTGGATTTATGAAACTAGTTTGTGCGTTAAAAATATTGGATAAAACATTTGGATCAACTTCTTTTGATGTTAGATCAAACCTTAATGAATAAAATTTATTGGTTTCATAATTTTTACCTTGATAGTTTTGAATATCTGACCATTTAATTTTATTATTATTAAAATAAGATGTGTTTGCAGTTGCAAACGTATTAGTTATAGTAGTAATATCATTTACCTTGCTTATTATGGACATTTCAGTTACAGGAGATAATGGATAATTTGTACCACCAATTGTTACTACATTTGCTTTATAATATTTTGTTCCGTTGATATCAACTTTTTGTATATATTTTTCACCTTTATAACCATTATATCTTATACCAAATTTTGTATCAATTCCAATCTCATTAACAATTTTTTCTGATTTTGATAAAGATTGTATTGTGGCAACTGCAGCAGATTTACTTTTAGTCACAACTGCCGTATTATTAGAAGTTGTTGCTGTTATTGGTTGTTTAGCAGTAGCTTTATTTAAAATTCTTTCAAAATATGTTTTATAACCAGCAATAAATGAATCTTGTGGGTCTGGTATAGCCGCTTTGTTCATCCTAACTCCAACAAACTTAGTTGTAACACTGTTTGGTTTAATATCATGAGTAACATCTGTAATCCAATATGTTCCTCTAAACATAGGTACATTTTTAATATAAAAATACATTGTTGGTTGTATCATAACATTACCCATACTAATAACAGTACATGTATATGACCTAGTTCTATATAAATCAAATAAATTACTATCCACACTATATGTCGAAGCACCGGTTTCGGAACGAGATAAATTTTCTAATACTTGAAAAAATTCAGATGTATTTCTTAAACTTTCTTGATCTAATTGTACGCTTTTAAACATGTTCTGATTTTGATCCCCAACGCTTACTTCAAAGCCAACAACCCTATTTGAATTACCTAAAGAGGTTGTATCTAAAAGATCTGGAATAGTAACTCTTAATGGATTATTAACCGGGTCATATATTTTAAATCCGTCATCATTAAAAAGATATTTGGTTTTACTAATATCCTGAGCGCCGTCTGGATGCTTAGCTGTACTACCAACATATTGTATTATAATTTTTGGTGTGGATTCTTGGTAATCAACTTCTAAAAAAGTTCCAAAAATATCTTTAGCTACTTTTTTAGAAGGTGTTATCTTACCTGTTTTACTAAAATCTGTACCATAAAAATTAACATAAGCAGGCATACCTCTTAAATCAAAATCACTACCTGCTAACATTGCTGCTAAACCAGAAAATAAACTTGTTTTATCTGAAGCTGAGTTTTCAAATCCTTTAATTTTTTCTAATGTTATATATGCCCTATTTCCAATATCACGATTTGCTTTATCTAAAAATAAAAATTCTTCTAATAGTGTTCTTTGTCCTATTGAATTACCCGAACTCCATTTATCATTAAACGATTTAAAATAATCATACGACTGTTGTTTTACAATATCGGTTCCGTAACCATCTGATATTGTTAATTGTTTATCAGCACTTTTATTTTTCATCCTATCTTTAAATTTGGGTAATAAATTTCTAAAATATTCTCCTTTTCTAATATCATAAGGTATTAGTATATTATTAGTAATATATTCTTTAAATAATTTTGAATCTTCTTCTCCTCCATTTTCAATATAACCAGCCCACATGAATATTAATGGTCTTAATGCTTTAACATTATTTTCATTGTATGCAATATTATTGTATGTGAAAAAATTTAAATAATTTAAATCAGTGTCTTTACCGCAATATAATTTAATATAATCATAAATTTGTCCAGATACTTGTGTTGGATCAAAAACACCAAATGAATTCTGATTTGTTCCTCTAGCAAAAGATTCAAAAATATTTAAATCATATTCTTTAGGATTACCTAATGTTAGTCTAATTAAATTATCTTCACCTAAAATTGATTTTGTAATATTAGTAAAATTATCTTTCTGTCTTGTTTGTAAAATATATAAAACAGAAGAATATCCATCGGCATCAGAATCTTTTTTAGGAATTGTAACAATATCTTTTAATATTTCTTGGAAGTTTTGGTAAAAAACAACATGTGTTTCAATATTAGTATTATCATTTGCACTAATTGTATAATCATCAAATGATTTTTGTGGATATTCAGTATTTTCCTTTTCCGATGCAAATTGTAAAAATAGTTTTTCAAAATAATCTAATATATCTGGACTAAATGTACCTATTAAATCTAAATTTTCTCTGTATGAACCATACAAACTATATTCGCCTTCATTAATACCGGTTGTATCGTGCGTCACATTATACTGTGAAGGAGATGGAAATTTTTGGCCAGCAAACGTTTTAGGTACATATTCATCTGAAAAGATAATTTTAAACCCATCTTCTTGTATATCATGTGCAGTTGTAGATTGGTTGTTATTACCACATGACGGTAATATTGTATAATAATAATCTGTTTGATTATTGTATTTTGAGTTATCAACAAAAGTACTCCAATAAGTAAAATCATTTATTACATCATAATCACTATAAATTGATTGACTGTCAATATTTGCTTGATAAGATTTTGTATCATCAATACTAAAATGTGGGTAACCGTTTATAACTTGATGAAATATTGCTTCGTAAAAAGGATTAAATCCAACACTTGTAATTCCAGAATAATAATTTAATGTTTCGCCTTTTATATTATATTCTGTTCTGGTTGGGTCGGTTTCTGAACCAACAAACATAGTTCGTAAATCAGGACTAATTATTGTGTTATTATTGGTTGTAACCCCACTTAATATATCATATCCTTCTGTAATATAAATTTTGTGTCTGTGGTATAAAGCACCCCATTTTAAAATTAAATGATATGGAACATAATGTGTGGAACCTAATTCTTTAAATAAATTAGACATTCTAACAGGCTCGTCACCTAATAAAATTTTATCTTGTAAATCATGAAACTGTAAAGAATTTAATAATAAATAAGCTGAACCAGCATATCTACCATATGGTTTGTTTAGTGTAAAATCTTTTAATAACTGGTTATGAAAAAATGGTGTATTTAAAATGTTAATACCTTCATTACCCACCATTAAACTTTTATAAAATAAATTTGATTGATTCTTTGCCCATTGCGTTGAATTTAATGGTGAATTTACAAAACCACCATTTTTGGTGTCGATAGTAAATGTGCCATTTATTTGCATATCAGTTGTATCTACTTTTGTTTTACCTAAATAAGATAAATAAGTTGGTGAATTAAAAGGATAAACATAATTTCTAAATGATGGATTACCATCTTCACCAATAGTCGCTGGCGTATATTTTTTTAATATATTCTTCATCTTATCATAAGATGTTCCATTATCGGGGGTATTTAACGTTATAACATTCTGTTCAACTTTAAAAGAGTTATTAATTGAATATTTAATATATTCATTGGTAAAAAGATTATCTAAATAGTATTGATATTTTTCATTTGGTGAATAAAATTTTAAAAGTTGATCTAAAGAATGACTAGTCGTGTTTTGAGTTGAATTAGTTGTACTAAAACCATTTATTGATTGTAATATTGTTGAAATTGTAAAATCTTCATTAAACGCATGCGTTATATTATCTAATTCAATATCTGTTAAGCTAACAATTGTTGAAGCGTTATATGCTGATGTGTCAAAAGTATCATAAAAACAAGTTGCGACACCTCTTTCATATATTTCATATATTACTGTTGCTATTGATTTATCGTAATAAGGAACATTTGCGCCTATATTTAAAAGAGTTGAAATTGGTTTATAATTAATTAAGTCTTGATCTACTTCATATTTAAAATTAACACTATTGATTCCAGCCTCTTTACTCGCTAAGTTATCTACTTTTTTACTTGCAACTCTTTCGTATTCTTCGACAAATTCAACTTCTGGCCATAATCTAGCATTATCTGAATGTAATTTTGCTCTAAGAGTTTTCTCACCTGGGTAGGCAAAAACTTTTTCAGCATTTATTTTTGCTTGTTTTTTTATTGAAGGCCAAGGAAAAATATTTAAATCCCCTGGTGTTTCATCTGAATGACCAATCAAAAGTTCTGCTCTTTCAGGCCCTATGTTAAACGCTCTTGTATGAACATCTTTCAACATTCGAATATAAACATCTGCATTTGCACAAATTATGGCAAAAATATTTCTAATTGTTGGGTCAAACCCAAATCCTTTATTTTTATCTTTTACAATGTTATTCATTAACATTTCCATTTGTTCTTCAAATTTATTTTTTTGAAGTTGGAATTGATTATGAATATCATTAACTTTCTTTTTTATTGCATTTATATTAATCCATCTAGAACCATTTGTTTTATCGGTATAAACATAATTATTTATTGAGCTTATTGCATTAATATATGAGAATACTTGTTTTTTAAAATTATTTGCCGTAAATGTAACATCTGAAAGATTTTGAGTTAATATTTTAGTTTTGTCTAACAACTCTTTATATCTATTAACAATTGATTCTAATGAATCGGCATCTTTTCCAAATATTTTAACGTCTGAGTTATTTTGACTATCTACTAATTTTTTATATAAATCTGTTCCTCTACCTGTATCGTTTCTGGTTTGCGTATTGTTTAAATATGTTCGGTCCCATCCATTTATCGCATCGTAAAATGAATTTACAATATTTTCAAATTCATTTATTCCTGCCCATATTTGTGGTTTTACATCACTTTTAAGAATTAAATTTTCTAAAGTTTCATCTAAACTTTTGGCTAAAGTTACAACTTCTCTTAATGTTTTAACCGGAAAATCTTTTGGTATTAGTCCTTTTCTTTTGTATTCATCATAAACAGACACTAACATAGCATATCCCTTAGAGGACCTTGAAACTTTTATAGTTTTAGTTATTACATTATTTTTATCTGTTGTAATGCTTTCATTACCATACATATAAGGTGCATTCATAGCACCTACCAATGGAATATCAACTAAAAACGCATATGTTGATCCAATAAAAGTACATGTAAGATCAAAATTACCATTGCTCTCATTAAACTTACTAGTAAATTTAGTTAAATGTAATCTATATCTGATTGCTTTTCCAAAAAATCCTTTTACCGTTAAATAAAATATTGGCCAAGGTAAATGAAATAATGTTTTATATGGTGAATTAGCGGGTGATTCAAATAATGTTTTACCACGTACGTCAGTAAAATTTATTGTAACTGTAGGTACTGTATAACCTTTTACAGTCATGTTAATACTGTCTATACCAAATGTCTGTGCAGAAGCATCATTTTCGTAAAAAATATCACTTGTTTTGTTAGCTGTTCCTTTAAATTGTTTTGGTTGTAAAAAAGACTCTGTCCAAGATGTATCAAAATCACCACCGTTAGCGTTTCTTAAAAAATTAACAACACCTTCGGCTATTACTAAAGGTTCCGTAATTTTACCAGTAGCACCATTTACATTTAAAATTGAACGAGGAACTAAATCAGCCTCTAAATTTACATATACCACCAAATTTTCAGATGGTACATCACGCATTTCAACTTGTTTATTATTTACAACACTATTTGGATCAATATAAACAATGTTATTATCATCTACTTTAACTAAAATATTTTCCGTCTTATTGATATCATTGTTCCCCATAGTATATTGTATATAAATCTACACCATTTTTGTAGTCTTGTAAAGTCGCTAATAAAGGAAATGGTATTCTTAAATATGAATTATCTGGAATTTCAAATTCAATGCTACCTAGTAAAGGGTTTGCAATTAGAATAACCCACCCAAATAATGGGGTACCATAATATTCTTGAGATAATACATCTAATCTGTGTTTTTCTTTTTTATATTGAATATAACGGTCGCTTGCTTTGATTGGTAATTCAATTCCTGGAATAATTCTAAATGAACCGTTCTTTACAAAATTTTCATATCTATCATAATATTGATTTGCCATGTTAAGAGTGGTTATATAAATTTAATGTATTATCGGGGTTTAATGGATTTTTTTCTGAAAACACTTTAATTATTTCAGAAATAATATTAGCATCAGTTGTTGGTAATGTATTTACAATACCATACGAATATGTTTTAGTTGATGTTCTCTTTAACGGTATAAAAAAACCAAAAGGTCCTGTACCAAAATACCCTAACTTATCAAGTTTAAAATCATTTATATATGATGTATATGAATTTTTTATATATTTTATACTAAAATTATTAATTATTTTTTGGTCAGTAAAGCCACTAAACATTGAATTTGCATCAACACCTTTTAATAATAACGGTAAAATTTTATTTAATGTACTTAAATTTATTGTGTTTGGATTTGAAAAATCAAAATTTGTATCAAATAAATTATTTGGGTAGTAAAAATTATTTTTTAAGTTATCTAAAGGTGTAGTTAATTCGTTTATAAAATCGGTTGTAGTAATTCCGCTAATTTGTGTTTGTAAATAAACATTTCCATTTATTGAAACGTCTTGAGCTAAGTTAGAATTAGAATTTTTAATAATAAAATTTAATTTATCTAATGTTAAAATTAATTTATTTCGACTACTTAATATTGTATCTATACTTTTTTTAACAGTGTCATTGATTTTATCAATATTAGATGATGTTAGTTCTATCAATGTTGGTAACAATTTATCATCAACATTTAATGATGAATTTCCTAAGTAATCAGTAAAATTAAAAATTACTGATGGTTTATACATTTGTATTGCCGCTATTACCGCTGCTTTAAATGATGATATTCCTGATATGACATCTAATCCATTTAATGGATCCATTTCACCAAATAGTGAAAAATTATATGTAGCTATATTATCAACATAAAAATTATATCCATTTATTGTTCTATACGTTGGACTAAAACATAATCTACTTATTATTGGACCATATTGGTCATATACTCCTTTTGCAGATGCTGTAATAGCATTTGTGTAATCACTAATATTTGTGTAAACATTTGAAACTAAAGTTGTATAGTCAAGACTACTAACTCCACTAACCGTTATTGGAGTTCCAATTGTAACCCCTTGTTGGGGTTTTGCTGTTGGGGTTTTAAATGTAACAGCTCTATTTTGCGGTTGCTTTTGCAATTTTTCTAAGAATTGTTTAGTAAAACCAGATGCACTTTGCCCACCAATTTCTGTTACAGTTGATTTTGACCTTTCATCATACATTTCGGTATTACCAAAGAAGTTCGATGATAAAGCATTTTGTAATGTATCAACCGGTTTTTCTAAACCTTGTCCTCCGATTAAAGATACTTGTAATGTTACATTAGCAATCATTGGTTGCATACCAATTCCTTCTGGATTCATATCCCATACACCATCATTATAATCTATATTAACATCTTTAATTACCATTTTAGTATGATAAAAATCACCAATTCTTAAAACACAAACGGGTGGAGGACCAAATGTTGTATTTCTTGCATTTAAATCTGTAGATTCATTAATACCTTTAATTGGGATCGTATCACCTGGTCTAACACATTGTAATAAAAATGTCAAACGTGCATTTAAACCTTCAGGTGTCATTGAATGAAATCCTGGATGAAAATATTTTAATTTATCTCTTAATGATTTAAAAACTACCGGAGAGTTTTCCTCTAACATTTTGAAATAATGACATTCAGATAATGTTTTCATTATTATCCTTTTCATGACATCAATATTAGGTTTAGGGATCCCTGTTGTGGTAGTTTTACTATCAATAATTGTTTTGATTGGTTCGTTTTTATTTACAATTGGGTCTTCCGCCACAATATCTTTTACAGTATAATTAATTGCAACGCTACTTTGACGACAATATATTGAATTAGGGCCATTTACATTTAAATTGTTGTCGCCATATTTTTTACTACAATCAACATTTTTTGTTGATAATTTAGTTGTTTCACCTAATGATGACATTTGAATACCTAATGTGGCCTTACTTTCTGTATAACCTAAATCGCTTAATTTAATTGTAATTTTTGCATTTTCTGGAGCTAGTCTTGGTGAAGGTGTTGCGGAAGCACCACCATCAAATGCTTTTATTAATGAATTACTTAATTTATATGAATAGTCTCCATTTTTAGATATCTTTTTTGTAAAATCTTTTATAATTGATTCGAATCTTCTAATTGCTAATCTGTAATTATATATCTCTGTTGCAGGAGAAGATGTTGTGGATTCTACAAATAATGATAAATCTGTTAAACTACCTTTATTTAATGCAGTTTTAATATCATTAATTTTATTATTATAAGCAGTATATTGTGTTGTAAATAATTGTAATGTACTTGTAACATTACTTATAATAGCATTTATTTGATCGTTAGTTATTCCTGATGTTATACCAAAAACTAAAGTTTTATCAGAGTCAGTACCACTATTTTTTGTTGCAGTAATTGCTGATGTTAAATCTGATATGGTTTGTCCAGTATTATATCCCGTAAAAATATCACTATATAGTGTATCAGTATCGTAATATGAACCATTACTTACCGGTGAATCATTTTTAAAATAGAAATTATACTGACCAATAGGTGGCTGTGCCGCGGTATTTGTATTTCCTTTATTTTGTATTGTTTGCGGTGTTGATGTGTATTTCAAACTATCAATAACTTGTGTTGTTACACCGTTACCTAAATAAGCTTCAATTTGTTGAACATCGTTTGTGTCTAATGTTGTATATGTTTGTATTAATGAATAAAAATCAACATCTTTAATTCCTGCAAAAAATGCTTCAATATAGTTATCCGCCTCTTCATCACTTAAGTTTTTAAAATGTTCTCTAGTTAATAGATTTAAAATACTTGGATGATCAACAACTACTTTAAAAGAAACTGTTGCGTTTCTTGATGTATTACTATATGTATAAATTGGTTCAGGTCGTCCAATAAATTTATTTTCCTCCCATTGGGCGTTATTGGTTTCATTTACTTTTAAATCATATGGTGGAAACCACATTACTCTACCGCCGTTGTTACCTCTTTCACAATATGGTAAATCATTTACTGTATAGCCCGATCTATTTGATGTTTTCCATGCAAGATTTTCAATTGAAAACATATATTTTTTAGCATAAAAATCACCTTGCCCTTTATTATGTTCAACAATATTTGTAGAACCATCAAATGATTTTTTACCATTTGACATAGGTGCAATATTAACATTCCATGTATTATCTAATACACTACCATTATATCTTCTTATATTTCCTCTTCTATATGGCTTATTTGTTTTATTATAATATCTTGATGATGGTTCAACATCATTTAAAGGCATTGTATCACCATATGAATAATATGGTCTATCTTTTGTCCATACTCTTCCATATTCAACACCCGATTCTGTTCCATTAAACTTACTTACATATTTTACCGCATTACCACGAGATAGTTTAACATCACCTTCAACAAATAATCTACTTGTCTGATCAATTACATTTGCAACATGTGATCTTGCTTCACCTCCGTTAGAAGGTAAGCTGTTTAATAATTGTTGAGTATAACCTAAAATTGAATCTTGTCTAAATCCATATTGTACTGATAATGAATCTTGCAACGCTGCTTGTTGGCTAGAAAAATTTGGATTTCCAGCTCCAAGTGGGTTTTTAGAATTAGGACTGACCCAAGTTAATTCACCAGCTAAAGGGCCACCTTGACTAATTGGTTTATTATTCTTTGGACTATGAAATAATTTAGTTGCAACATTATCAAACATTAACGATAGATAATAATTTCCTCTAACTACATTATCGTTAAAATCATTCATTGCGTAATATACCCTTTCACCTCTATCGTCACCTATGTATGCTACGCCCGCAGGTGCTTCGATACCTAAAACTGATTTGAAACCTTGCGCTACTTTATCTGCAAATGTAAAAATTTTAGACGTATTTTGAGACATTGCAGTTGTGGTATAATTTGGTGCATATTTTGAATATGATAAAAGATCAAATAATCTATTTCTTTGTCCTCTACCCATATATTCAACTAAAATATCAGATGGGTTTCTCGTATTTGTTGGTCTTCTTTGAATACCAAATAATGAACCAAGAGCTCCTGTTGTATCTTGATATAATTTACCTAATTCTGTAGATGCTTTAGGACGTATATTATTACTAATATTTAATGGATTAGTTAAAACATCACCTGGTATAATTGAAAATGGATATTCAATTCCTGTTGTTGTCGAAAGAAAATTTGTTACAAGTCCAGGAACACTTATTGTATTATCCACTGTAATATTATAGTTAGATTCTATTAAAGGTTCTTTACCGGTTAAAATATTAACAGCCGTATTTGTATTACCATTTAAAGCATCTAACAATCTATTTTTACCTAATGTATTTTTTAATACATTTTGTGATATTCTTGAATATACTGGACCATTAGTATCTGTTTTAATATAGTTTCCTGCAAATTTGAATAGTTCAGATTCTTTATCAAAATTCTGAGCATTTACAATACTATATAAAGTGTAATCACCTGAAACAAAATATGGGTATAAACTTAAATTTGCTCTTCTTGGTAATGTATCTAAATTTTCTTTTATAAACCATTGTTCTGGTTTATAAATGTTTTGTGTTGATGTTTGATTTAAACTATTACCTGTAACAACCCCGATACCTCCTGAATCAATATCTGGTAATTCATTTTGTGTTTGATATTGATAATCTCCAGCTTTAAATGTTTGAGGACCATTTGGTTTTTTCAGTGTTTTTGATAATAAAAAATCTCTAAACCCTTTTTTTGAATCGGGGATATTTTTACCATCTTTACTTGAATTAAAATCTAAAGGACTCGGCATTTATTTGTTTTAATATAAATAGATTAAACTATATTTTATGCCATATTATTGAATAATTCAGTTGATGTGAATGATCCTTTCTTTGTATCAGGAATTAATCCTGCTTTATATGCAAAATTGATTGTTTGATCAAGTACTTGGTTTCCAGTAGTTTTAAATGTAACTTCTACTTTAGATGTTCTATTATCGTTTGTTTCGTTTGAGTTGTTGTTATTACTATTTCCTCTATAACCACCTAATACCGATTCTATATCGCTATCATTTTCATTTTCAACACTATTAAATCTTCCAAGAACTTTATTAGAGTCTTGCATGCTTTTGTCAAATTTTGTGGCTCTTTCTTTATCATATTGTTGTTCTGCTAATTTATATTCCGATCTAGCATCTTCCCATTTACCGTTTTTAATAAAATTAGACACTTTATTTAAAAAACTTTCAGTTGTTTTACTTATTTCTTCACCACTTTTAATACCCTTTGCTAAATTTGATGACATTTCATCTAATCCAGCGGCTGCTAAATTAGCAGCATCTTTAACACCAAGTCCTTTCAATAATCCTGCACCACCTTCAACAATTCTCGATCTAAAATATGCTGCAACTGAAGCTATATCGTGTGAAATATTTTGTAATTCTGTATATTGACCCCTAGCAATTTGTTCGGGGCTCATCTGTTCAAATTGATCTTTATATGACTTTACTAAATCGTATGTTTTTTGATTTAAATCTTTAACCGCAACCCTTCCATCATCTTGTAATTTTGCACCCATTTTAGTGAATGTATCTCTTAAACTTTCAGGTATGGTAATTTTCATTTCACCATTTTCCATAGTTGCAAGATTTAATATAAACTCCTTTTCTTTAGGGTTTATACTTAATCCATTCATAGCTATTTGTTGCATCCCAAGCAATTTTTCCTGTGCAGCAATAGCTCCTTTTGTTAATTCAGCCATACTAATTCCGGTTATATCCGCCATCTCCTTAGCACGTCTTAAATTGGCACCTGTAACTTCAAATCTACCTTGTTCTTTATTGTATGTTGCCAAATCTTTGGTCATACCAATAATAGATTTTTGTAGTCCTTCAACATTATTAGTTGAATCATACATTAATTTGAATACATCATTAAATTCTCCAAATGCACCACCCAAAGCTTGTAATCTTGAAGCCATATCTACCGCGACTTCTGGATTCATTACTTTATCGGCAACAGTAAATGTTGATTGCATGTCCATTCTAAAAATTTTAGATATTCTTGACATCTCAGCTAATCCTTGAATACCATTTTTAAAACCATATAGATTTACTTTATCTAAATGATAAGTAACATCAGCAATAGTTTTATTTGCACTTAAACCCAATTTAAGTGAAGTTGTACCTATACTATTTAAAGTTTTTAATGTATTTGAGAATCCTACACCAACTTTTTCAAAATCAGCATAGTTTTTCGCCATTTGTTCCAATGATATACCAAAAGCTCCAGCTGTTTTGAATGTTTCGGTATTAAGTTCTCTTGAAGTGTATGCAAATCTTCCTGTTTCTTTATTTAAATTGGTATATAAAGAAACAATATCATTTAACGCAAACCCAAATTTATATGCATTTTGAGTACTACTAATTACAACATCTCTAATTTCATTACCTAATTTTCCGGTAACACCCATAGAACTATTAATGGTGTTCCTAACCTCCATTTCTTGGCGGTTATATTCTAAAACTTGATTTGCTGTACCCTTTATACCTTCCCATAACGCACCGGCCCATTTACCTGTTTTCATTGCATCCATCACACCTCCACCTAGTTCTTTTAAACCCACAAATTCATTACCACTATAATTTCCTTTATGTGATGATAAATCTAATAAACTAGATGCTGAACTATATCCAGCACTTTTAGCCGCCCCTTTATTATTAAATGAATTTCCTGGTCCAATAAGTCCTTTTGAAAAGGCAGCACTTAGAGACGGAGATAATTCTTTACCTCCATTCATTTGTATGGCATATCTTGCTGCCTGAGCATCATCGTGATTTAAGTTTTTTGAGTCCCTACCTACCTGTTCAAAATTTACATCTGCCATATGTTATAAATAGATTATTTATCGTTTTCTAATTCAACTATGTATTCAACATAGTATTTTCTAATATAAATTGGCATTGTTAGAATATCATTATAACTGAACCCTCTTCTAACTAAAAATAAAATCTCATCTAATTGGTTTTTTCTATACGCCGTAGAAAGGACGAAAAAACTCCACCCCAAATCCAATTTGAATTTGGATATCTTCTCCTGATGGGGTTTGTACTTTTACAGATAAATCAATACCTGGTTTGTTTTCGTTTATATATTTTCTGAATTGTTGTGCATCTAAAATTGGTAGGCTTTCAACAAAATTTTTGATATTAAGTGGATCTCTATTTCCTTGAACAGATTTAATCATAAATTCCAATTCTTTTGTCTTAATTGGAGCAACTCCATTTCCATTCCAGCTTTCTTCTATTTTTGTTAATTCATCTTGTTGTTTTTTTGTCAAAAATTTAAATGTAACATCTACTTGTGATTTATTCATTTTATAACTATATTCACCATTTGAATCTTCGTTTAAAATAAAATCTTTTGTTTTTAATGTACTTAAATCGTATTCAAAATCAAATGACTGATTAGTTTTAGGATCAGTTGTTGTAATTTTATAAGTTGAACCAAATGCTGTATTTCTTAAAAAAATTAGAACAGCTTGTCTATCTTCTTCAGACATATCATCAACTGAAATATCTTTATCTAATATTTTTCTTTTAAGAAGTTCTTCGACCACCGTATTACTTTGTAATAAATTTGGTGCCGACAAAATATTTTCATCAGAAGCATTTAAATAAGATACTTTAACTGATTTCTTTTTATTATCATAATAGATACCTCTACTTGGTAATTCTACTACATCATACGCAATTGTGGGATTAACTCTATATTCTTCCATAGTATAAGTTTATACTATAACTACTATAAAGTAAAGTTTTAAAATAAAAAAACCGATGCCCAAATTGATTGAACATCGGTTTATATATAAAAAAATTATAATATTAGAAAATTTGAATACATCTATCCATTCTTAACGAACAAGTGATAGTTGCTAAATCATCTCTTGAATAATCCAAATCGTTGAAGTTTAAATCTGTTAAGAAAGCACCTACGATACTCCATTTTTCAACCACAACCCCTGTTGGATCTAACATATCCAATTCAATGTCTTTTTTGTAACCAGCAGCGTATCCCATTCTACCTGTAACTGACTCAGCATGTAAGCGGAACCATTCCATTAAAGCTTGAGAAGCTGAAGGACCAATTGGGTCTCTAAAAGTTACTCTCATCTCCTGCCATTCGAATCTACCAGCAACATACGTTGAAGTATTTAAAAAAGGAATTGCAACTGAAGTAATCTTTGCATTAGGTCTAGCCGTAGAAGCGACATACCATTCATTTATACCCATTGAGGAAGGAAATCTCAAAATAAAACGGTTCTGTCTTTTGGGTTCGTAAGGAACCGGCATTTTCATTAGTAAA